TGGCCCGACCCCGGCGGGTTCTATGACCACGGCGGCTGGCCCGTCCCCGCATGAGGAGGAGGTGACCGTGCATGCACATTGACATCAGCGATGACGAACGGCCCCTGTGCCCCAACATCGGCTGGCCCGGTAACCCCGCCCATGAACTCCGTACTCGCGTCCTCAACGCCTTCTACAACGCCGCCGAGAAGGACGCCGAGGGTGAGATGACCGGGACGGCCGAGGCGGCGTACTCCGAGGCCGCCTACGGAAGCGGCACCGACGAGCGCATGCACCTGTACCGAGAGGGCGTCGCGGCCCTCTACGGCGGCAGCTACGTCACCGTCGAAGCCTGGTGGTTCAAGTGCCCGATCTGTGGGTTCGTCCTGCCTGCCAACAGGATCGAACGAGGGAGGTGACGTCATGTCCACGCCCCGGCTGCTTGCCTGGCTGAAACTTGCCGAGCAGCGCCATTCCAAGCTCGACGGCCACTGACGCCTGCGGCGCCCCTCCCGGTCTGCAAGGGCGCCGCGGCGGAGCAGGCTCCCGCGGTCCAACGGGGCGCTCGCCCGAGACTCTACAAGGGGAGGCGACCGCATGGCGCGGCCAACCAGTGAGCACCTGCACCACACCCTCGGCTGCGTCGAGCAGCTGTTCTACGACTTCCCCGACGAGGAAGCCGCCTGGACCACGGTCTATTACCTGGCCGACTTCCTGCTGTGGGTCAACACTGAACTCAAGGCCGCCCGCGACGCCGCCGGATTCGGCCAAGGCGCCGAACGCTCGCCCCTTGGTGGCGGCACCATCGGCGCCCACACCATCGGCCGCCACGGCCTCAACCGCCCCACCGAGGAACGCATCGACTTCGGCACCGACGATGAGGACGAGGCCAACGGCGCCAAGCCCCGCCGCCGCGGCAACCCCGACGCCGACCTCCCCGACGTCGAGCTCGCCGACCGGACCTACCAGAACCTCAAGCGGATCCGCCGCAACTGGTACCGGGACCTGGGCGGGAAGGTCCGCGGGATGCGCAACGACGCGATCAGTGCGGCGAACTGGCCTCACCGCTCAGCCGACGACGACGCCGTGTCCGGTTCGCCCGGTAATTGAAAAACGCTGGCCGTTGGATTGCAGGTCAGCATGGGTCGGGCTTGTGATGAGTGCTAAATTCCCTAGTCAGCGGAGTGTGCCCCGATGATCGACCCCGTGACCCCCGACATGACCGACCGGTGTGACGCCCACTGCCACATCGGCCGGGCCAAGCTCGACCGGGTCTGGTGCATGCTCGGCCGCGGCCACCCCGGCAGGCACGCCGCATGGCTGCGTGACCGGTGGCGGTACGAGTGGGACGGCAGCGTCCTGACGCTGATCATCTGATGGCCGATCCCATGTTCAGGCGAGACGACCTCGACGAGGACCGCCGCGAGACCGTCACCACCTACTGCCTACGCTGCGACGAGCCTCACCGGTCCCGGGCGCTCAAGGCGTCGATCGCGCCACGGTTCACCCAGCGGACTGAATGGTGCGGACACTGCGGCCGGGACACGATCCATGAGGAACGCTGACCATCTGATGGCCGAGGACCGCCGTGTCCGCCTGCGCCCCACCGCCGACGGCAAGGGCCTCATCTGCCCGGTGTGCGGGAAGCCGTGCGGCCCCGGCTACCTGCTCGGCACCCACCTCGGCGACCACGCCTTCGGCCGCTTCGGCGCATCCAAGACGGGTCCGATCCGCCTGGAGATCACCGCCGTGATCGAGGAGGCCTCTAGTCATGCTCGCCGCTGACATCGCCGGGATGAACCCGCTCGTCCTGGTGCTGGTCATCCTGGCCATCATCGCCCTGCTCATCTGGATCGTCCGCCGATGATCGCCGCCTGGCCCGGCTGATGGCCAAGCTGCTCGACCGCTGCGTCCGCTGCCTGCGCCACGGCGACGGTCACGGCTACGACTCGGCCGGCATCTCCGGGCCACGGCACGACTACCTGCCGATCAGGACCGCTATCCGGCTACGCCGCATCACCTGGCCATCCAACTGAAGGGAACCCCGTGCGCCGTACCCTCGCCACCCTTGCCCTCGCCGCCGGTCTGCTCGCCGCGACCATGGCCCCCGCCTTCGCCGCCGCACCCCACTTCGTCGGCACGCCGACCGCGACCCGCGACGGCGACCAGCTCACCGTGCAGTTCAAGCTGGCCGGTCTCGGCAACGACGACCAGACCATCACCCTCACCGCCGACGTGGCCTGCGTGAACCCTGGCAACAACGAGCCCAAGGCGGAGAACAAGGGCGCGCTCCTCGCCACCGGGGTGTTCAGCCCGAAGAACGGCAACGTGGTCGGCAGCCTGTCGGGGACTGGGACGACCGACCCGGCCTGCAACCCGCCCATGACCCTTGCCTACCAGAACGTGACCGTGACCGACGTGACCGCCCAGGTCAGCTACACCTTCCCCGGCACGCTGTAGCACCATGCCACGCTGGGCCGGTACCACCACCCAGCGAGGCCTCGGCTACGAGCACCAGGCTCTGCGTGCCTACAAGCTCAGCGTCCTGGTCGATGGCACCCCATGCCGTAGGTGCAGCTACCCCCGCTACCACCCTGCCCCTGGCCGCTGCCCCTACGGCCCCTGCTGGCTGTGCCGCCTGGACCTCGGCCACGACGAAGCACGCGTGCTCGGTGGTCCACGTCCGCGAGGACGACGCGAGCTCGAGCACGTGAAGTGCAACCGTTCGGCTGGTGCCAAGCTCGGCAACAAGCTCAGACGGCAGCAGCAACGGCGTCAACGGCAGCACACCCGAGCATGGTAACCACCCCGGGATAGCCGAAAGAATAGCCAGGAAATAGCGGAAACAATTCGGGGTAAGGTGAGGTTACCACCGTTACGCAGAGCAGGACAGGACGGACTCAACTCGCGAACCGGAAGCGCTGAGCTGTGGACTCCGCGCCTGGCCATCATTTCTCTCTCCGGGGGTCGCGCGCGCGAAACACAGCGCAGGAATTACGCTGAGAGTTTCCCGAATAATAGCCGTAAGAATAGCCGCAGGAATTAGCTATGAGTGGTCGTCGCAGGATCGGTCCGGTTGAGGCTGCCGTGCGCCGTGACCTGCGAAGACTCGACGCCCAGGCGCAGGCCTCCACCCTGGCCGCCGCAGCGGTCGAGTTGGCGCGGCTGCTGGACCTGCCGATCGACTCGATTGACGGTGGGAAGGTGGCGGTGGAGACGGTCGACCGGCGGCTGGGTGCGGCGGCGCAGGCGACGCGGGAGCTGCGCGCGGCGATGGGTGAACTGCTCGCCAACGCGCCGAGCCAGAGCAAGGACGCGATCGATGACCTCCGCGACCGTCGAGCGGCCCGCGCTACGGGGTGACCAGCGGCCCCGCATCCTGTCCCTGCCTGCGTACGACTCGACGGAGCTGGGCCGGGAGGCGGTCGAGCTGGCCGCAGTCGCTGGGCTGGTCCTGGACGACTGGGAGCGGTTCGTCCTTGAGCGCTCGCTTGCCGAGCGGGCGGGACGGTGGGCGGCGTTCGAGGTCGGCCTGGTCGTCTCCCGGCAGAACGGCAAGGGTTCGATCCTTGAGGCGCGGGAGCTGGCCGGGCTGTTCCTGCTCGACGAGCAGCTGATCTTGCATAGCGCGCACGAGTTCAAGACGGCCAGTGAGGCGTTCCGGCGGATCCGGGCGCTGATCGAGTCGGACCGGCAGTTCGAACGGCGGGTGCGGTCGATCCGGACCGCGAACGGCTCGGAGATGATCGAGCTGCGAAGCGGGCAGCGGCTCCGGTTCGTGGCCCGCACCGCCGGGTCGGGGCGTGGCTTCTCCGGCGACGTCGTGATCCTCGATGAGGCGTACAACCTGGGCGACGAGGCGATGGGCGCGCTGCTACCCACGCTGTCGGCCCGGGAGAACCCGCAGGTCTGGTACACCTCGACGGCGGGGAACGAGACGTCGGTGCAGCTGGGTCGGGTGCGGCAGCGCGGCTTCGCCGGCGGCGATCCGAGCCTTGCCTATTTCGAGTGGTCGGTCGACTTCGACGACGGCCACGGCTACGACCCCGCCGACGAGCAGGCGTGGGCGCAGGCCAACCCCGGCCTCGGCATCCGAATCTCGCCGGTCTACGTCGACAACGAGCGGCGGACGCTGGATGCGGACACGTTCGCGCGGGAGCGGCTGGGCGTGGGCCGCTACCCGACAGACCTGTCGGATGCGTGGGCGGTCATCTCGCGGGCGGCGTGGGATGCGCTGGCCGACAACGACTCCGAGCTTGAGGACCCGGTCGCGTTCGCGCTGGCGGTCCACCCGGAGGCCCGCAACGCCTCGGTCGCGGTCGCCGGCGGCCGCGCGGACGGCAACACGTTCGCGGAGCTGGTCGAGTACCGGCCCGGCACCGCATGGGTGCGCGACCGGCTGGTGGAGCTGGACCGGCAGTGGGACCCGTGCGCGATCGTCGTGGACGCGGGCAGCCCGGCGGGGTCGCTGATCCCGGAGCTGAAGCTCGAAGGGCTGAACGTGGTCGAGCCGAAGGCGCGGGAGGTCGCGCAGTCCTGGGCGCAGTTCTACGACGCGGTCGTCGACTCGAAGACCTACCGGCATCTCGGCGACGTGGCGAGCCAGCGGCCGGTTCGGTTGGCGCTGGCGGCGGCGCAGAAGTACCCGCTGGGGGACTCGTGGCGGGTGGACCGCCGCGTTCCGGTGGACCAGTCGCCGCTGGAGGCGGTGGACCTGGCGCACTGGGGCTACCGCACCTACGGGATGGCGCTCGGCCCTGCCGACGTGACCGTCGCGGCAATCTAGCAAGGAGGCAGGGATGGCGATCTCGAACCCGACGCCGAAGCAGGTCCGCAACGGTGCTGATGGGGGCGCGCCGGGGACGGGTGCGACGGTGGCGCAGCCGGGGCCGGACTTCACCGCCCGGATCGCCTCGGCGAAGTCGTCGGCGGAGGCGTCGCAGAACGCGCGGAAGAACCGGCCGGAGGGGCTGGGCGTGCCGGACACCAGCCGCCGGCCGGAGCCGTACGGCCGCTACGTCGGTGGCGGCTCGTGACGCAGTCGACCGACCAGCTTGCCCCCGGGCTGGTCGAGACCGAACGGCAGGCCCGCACGGCACGGCCGGCGGCGGAGGCCGTGGCCGAGACGCGGCAGGCGCAGGCGGGCACGTTCATCCGGGAGCACGGCCACGACGCGATGCACCACGTGCCGGTGACCAGCGGCCAGAAGACCGGGGGGTAGCGTGGCGACTCGGAAGAAGAAGGGCGGCACGGCGGCGGGGACGCCGCCCGGGTCGGGGGCGAACTTCAAGGCGGTGAAGGCCAGTGCAGCCAAGGGCGGTGCTCGTGATCCCGCTGCCGTGGCCGCGGCAGTCGGACGCAAGAAGTACGGCAAGGCGGGCATGGCGAAGCTGGCTGCGGCTGGCCGCAAGCGCAAGGGCAAGTAGCCGGCGGCTGCGCACCCCCACCTTCCAGGTCCTCGCCGCCGTGGCCGGGATGCTCATGGGCGCAGCGGTGGTCGGCCGGGTGATGTTCGGCGTGACGCTGATGCTGGGCTGCCTGCTCGTCGCGGTGGACGGGCTGCTGCGGCAGGCGCCGGAGGACCGGCCGATCCCCGCCAGCCACGAGGACGTGCTGGAACGCTACCGGAGGGCGAGGTAGATGGGCGACCTGCGGGTTGGTGACTGGACGGTCATCGACGGCCAGATCATGGAGGTCACCGGCTTCCACGGCGCCGTCCCGGTCGTCCGGCCGCTCACGTCCTCGCCGGTGACGTTGGAGGCCGGCTGGGCTGGTGAGGGTGTCCCGGCCCAGCCGGTGCCGCAGGGCCCGCCGATCCTGATGGACCCGGGCAAGGCTGCGCAGGTCGAGCAGATCCGGGCGGCGATGCGGCTGGCCAGGGCGAACCCGGGCCGGGAAGTCGTCTTCGACCTGCCACTGGACGAGCCAGAGAACCCCTGATGCGGCTGGAGATCGTCGCCGACGATGGGCGACGACTTTCCTCAGCTGAGGCCACGGCGTGTCGGGACGTTGCGTGCCGGGCTGGCCTTCACATCCTCACACAGGCGGATGACGGCATGTCTTGGTCGATGTTCCTTGCCGATCCCGTCCGTGAGGTGGCGCTCACGACTGCACTTCAGAAACTGGCAGAGCAGGGCGTCAGGGCGACGGTGATGGTGGAATGAGACTCCTCGACCGGTTGGCGGACCGGTACTCGCTGCG